CCTGCTGATTTGGTGCCCGGAGAGGTTTTAGACCAATCCGCATCAACGTCATCAAGGTAATCGTCTTCTTCATCTTCAACCGTGATTTCACCTGGTTGCAGTTCACGAACTTTCGCCAGCTGGTCCCACTTGGTATCTTCGATGTAATCAGCAACCACTGTTACTTCTTGATCGTATTTAAGGCGCCAGAACGTAGTGCCTGCGCCCTTGGTTGGGGTGGTGTTTGACATCAATCTGTCTCCATTTCAATGGTAAATGTTAAAACCAAGGAGCCCCACGGGGCGCCATCTTCTCGTACATATGAGAAACCTGCACGATTGCACAAACTGAGCTGGCCGCTTGCTTTATAGTCACGATCTATAACGTCCAAAACCTTTTCACTCAAAGTATCCAGATCGTCATCCAGTTGATTGGTGGCCAAGTCCATAATTTCCACGGCCAGCACTGCGCTCCACTCTTCTCCATCAAAGCTCTGGCCTGTGGGTTCACCTTCCAACAGGTAAACAGAAACTGCTGGCACTTCTAAATATCCAGTTTCACCGTCATCACTGGCGGTCACTGGCTCACCTCGACCAGAGAAATAGGCAGCAATAAGTGGCTGACCTTCACCATCAATCAAGTTGGCTTGCAGATCTGATATAACCTGCTGGCGAATTTGTTTATTAATTTCCACGCCCTACTTCTCTCCTGATCACAAGTCGGATTTGCTGCCCCATGGCATAAGAAAGCTCTTTCGGCATATCCGTCTTCATGAGCTTTTTGCTGTTCGTTTCAAAGGCAGTGGTGATTTCATTCTTAATCGGAATTGCACACATCTTGATTGGATAACGTGCCTCACTGGTACGTTGCATGATGTGCCATTTGCCATTCTTCAATTTTTGAAGAAAGGCATTTTCAAATTTGTGTTTACCCACTTTGATAGACGTATAACCCGATATTTCACGCTTGGTATAACGACCATCTTTACCACGGGTAGCACTTTGAACCTGGTAACGTCCCTTCTTGCGACGTATTTGGGTACGAGCTTCACCTATGTGAATTGCGGGAATGTCTGTGCGCCTTACTCGGACGTAAGCAACAGGCTGTTTGGGTGAGGCTTTTTTGGATACTCTGGCATAGCGCCGGATGATTTTTTGCTGAACTCTGACCGCCTTGGACGTGTCTTTAACTGAGTGACTGATTGCCCGGTTGGCGATCCGGTTAATTGCCATAGAACTGGCACGAGGTACCGCTTTTTCATCCAGAGCGCTCAGGTTTTTCACTGCAGTTGACAGTTGGCGGTCTAGTTCATTCATTTCAAGTCAAAACTAATTAAGCCATCATGGTATTCAGGAACGTCCGCAACCGCATGGCTGCGACCTTTATAGGTAACCTTGTCACCCTTACGAACCTTTACACCTGATGAACTGGAAATAGACAAACGGGTCACATTAGCTGCCATCATCCCAAACTGGTCTTGAGATGTATCTGGAACTACCTCAGCAGATTGACCCGCAATGACGGCTGACTCTCCGAATGCGCCAAACAAGGCAGCATCCATTTCAGCCACTGATTGAGACCAATTACTCATCTTCGGCTTCTTCTACTTCAATCTCGTCTTCTGGAATCCAGACGGCTTTCTTTTGACCAACCAAAGAACGCGCTTCCGATGGTGTAATGTCACAGCCTTGACCAACTTCAAGAGCTGTTTCTGGCTTCAATAATCGACCATGACAACGAAATGATTGTGTAACTAAAATTGCTTTAACGGACATTTCATATCTCCAAATAAAAAGCCACTCAATTGAGTGGCTTAGATAATGGTGTTGTTAATTACGCTGAGGGCTTTTTACCCAAGCAGAAAGAGGCTGGATGACGAACGGTTACGTCAGCATCTTGGAACGCAACGACACGCAAGCGACCTTTCGCACTGTGAGTATATGGGTCAATAGTCAAGTCCAGACCGCCCCACAGACCAATCAGCATTTCAGACCACACACCAAACCAGTAATCACCGTTGTTGATCTGGTTAGAGATGTGCGTACTGTAGCCATTCACTGTGTTGCCGCCTTCCCAGATAGGCGAACCATTAGTATTCGCGAACTTCTGAGTCGTCTTACAGTTACCACGGCCAGTAGCATTCATCATGTAAAGCATGGAGCCAACATCAGCATTATCTGCAGTGATAGCTGTTTCCATTCCAACAATCTCTTGGAAAGTTGGATTTACTGCAGCAAAGTCCACACCGTTCACGCCTGTGATGTTAGCCAGACCAAGCGGCTGATCGCCACCTGTACCATACAGAGCTGCTTTATCAATCGTCAAAGCCAGAGCTTTAGCAATATCTGCACGAGCCAACATTTCAACATCTGGTGAAGACTGCATCAGCATTTTACGGGTCATTTCTACCAGGGCCGCACAAGTACGGTTCTGCAGACCACGCTCACCAAAAGTGATTTCAGACAGCGTTGCATCCACATCTTCACCAAGCCAGTAACCCGTTGCGCCACCTTCTTGAGTCGGGATGGACAAATCACCAACCAGTCCGGTCAGTGTGGTGGCGTAGTTCATAACTGCTGACTTGTTGTAAAGCATGTCAATGAAGCTGCCAGCCATATGATCAGTTGCTACCAGGTTACCACCTGAACCACTCTTGCTCACTGGCGCTGCTGCTCGAAGAACGTCATTAGGTACGATAATGCCTTGGGCTTCACGCTTCATTTTGTCTGCGGCTGCTTCTGAGGCTTCAAGCTCAAAGGCAGCTGCTCGACGGTACTTCTCATTCGTTGGCTGAGAAAGATAACGCAGAACATTCAGGAATGAATACTGGCGAATTTCATTGTCAGACAGACCGATGTCAGGGCTATCTGCTACCGTCGGCGTTGCACTGCGTGAGCCATATGGCTGACTACCGTTTTCACCTGCTGCATCAAGAAGAGCACGCTGGTAGTCTGCTACAGTCTTCGTTTTATCACGCAGGAAAGCGTTAGGATCAACACCACGGCTACCGTATTGTTCAAATAGGTCAAGAATGTCACGAACACGGTTTTGCTCTGCTTCTGCACCAGCCTGACGTTCAGTGTTAGCTTCTTCGATGACTTCCAGCACTTCTACAATTGCACCGTCTTCATCAACTTTTGCACGCACCAAGCGGCCACTGGCATCACGCAGGATTTTTTCTTTCATAGGATTGCTCCGATTATCAATTTCAGGTTCATTTTCTGCTGCGCCAGTTGGGAGGATGATCCCCATATCACGCAGATGGTTTTGATATTTGGTTGTATCTAAGCTGCGCCCTACTCCAACGGAAGGGTCAGCAGGAACGGTGACAAAAGAAAGCTCAAACGGCTCCCAATCTGTCACACGGTAAGTGCGGACATCATCCTCATCACTCTCAAGCACCATCGCATGAACGATGTAACCGATAGAGACGTGTTTACGGATGCCATCCTTAACGTCTTGCCAAATTTCCTCAGCTCGCGGGCTGGTACCGAACCGAACAACTGCACGACCCTTACCCTTTTCAACACGGGCTGATTCAATAACCCCAACTAGGTCATCCCAGTCGTGGTTAACTAACGCTGAGGCTCCCGCCTCAAAACGTGCCATTCGTACCGCACCAGAGGAATGATCAAGCACTTCATAGCCAAACCATCGTTCCACTGGGTATTCACTGGAGAAAGCCAGCTCAACCGTGCGGTTTTCTTCATCCACTGACTCAACCGTGTAGTTTCGGTACACAGGCTGACCAGCGATCTGACGAATCAGATCACTAGCTGTCAGTGTCTTCTTCTTCTTGCTCACTTTGATTTACTCCTGCAGGTTGTGCGGTGGCTTTAATTCCCAGAATCTGGAGAATCATTTCATCGGGAATACCCTCTTCTCTCATGGCTTTGATGTCTGCGGCGTAGCCTTTCCAAACTTCCACAGGATCACGTCCAGATTCTCGGATAGCTTCGCCTGGTGACTTACGCCCATTTGATTGAGCTTCAGTAATAGCTTTCTCTTCTTTCAGCGGGTCTACCCATTCCCAACGACGAGCCTGCCACTCAACTTCTAGGAACTTACCTAGACGGCTAGCGGGTATTGGCTTTCCATTGGTGTTAATGACTTTTCCAGCTAGAAGGGAATACTGCAGCCAACGCTCATAAATGCGCTGGCAAACAGACTCAATGAACCATTCTTGAAGCTCTTTCCATCCATCACGCTCATCAAGCTTGCCTTGACGAATTGAACTGAAATTCACTCCTTCCAGATCATTGGCGAATGTGTTGTAAGCAATACCCCCGCCTGTGGCGATACCACGCAACATATGCTTAGAAAATGTGGCAGTTTCCGTTGATGGGAAATCTGGAGCGTAATCCACTGGCTCAAAGCCTGGCGGCAAGGTCACTACCGTATTGGCTTCCAGCTCAATTTCTGGCTCTTCAAAATCTTCCCCATCCTCTGGTTCATAAACATCAGGATCTACTTTAAGCACCATAGTTTTGCTGGCACCTGCACGAGCATTGACCACTGAGGCTTCTTCAAACCCTGAAAGGTTACGCATTCGACTCAGAGAGCTGTGATTCCATGGAATGCCACGGAATTGCTCTGGATGTTCTTGGTCATAGATGTGCAGCATGTCATCAGCAGGTACACGCTCAAACTCTTTGCCACTATGGCGGAATGGTTCAGCCAGTACGCCTGCTTTGGTTTCTACCAGATAGGAAACAGGACGACCGTAAGGGGTCATTTCGATCCCGTGTCTAATGATATTTCCGTTTGATAAACGGCTTTCATTGACCTGAATCGGAACTCTTAACGGATCGATAAGCTGGATAGCAAACCCCCAAGGGCCTGCAGTGGAACCCTCCACTATTCGGATGAACTGCTCACCACTACCAACAACGGTATTAAGGATCACTCGTTTAGCTCTTCGCCAATCAAGACGACCATCAACCGTACAGCTTTCACGGCGGCCCCACTTCTTGAACGCCTTTTCAACTGCAGCGTTACCATAAGTATCCAGTGAACCATCAGGCTCTTTACCTCGAACCTGGAGAATGATGCCTTTATGCCCCAATACGTTCTTGCGAACCTCTCGGACAAAGCCACGGGCATAATCGTTATTGCTGATCTGCTCTCGTGACCGGGCAACCAGAACCGAAAGCTTCTGGTCAATCATCTTTCCAATTGGAACCGGTGATGAGTCCCAGGTGCTGTTGTTTCTGTCAGGGTCTGCAGCGGCAAACAGGCTACGAGATACCGGATTCAATTTTACGAATGGTGCCTTACGGCGTTTCTTTTTAACCTCCGGCTCTGGCTGAGGGCTACGTTTAAAAGGATTCCACATCAGCGCATCCTCACTTTATGTACTGTCAAAAGACCTCGGCCAGACTTCTTACGCTTCTCCTGATTCACCCTATTGAGAAAACGCTGCTCTAACTTCAGCAGGTCACTCAATGGGGTTTTTTCCAGGCTGCGACCTCCGAAAGACAGCTTGAGCTGATCAGAGGTAGCACGGTTGGTTAAAGTCGCCTGGATAGCAGCCAATGCTTTCTCTGCTTCACTTCGTGGGTCATGAGTGTCTAGCGCCGCCAAGTCAGGCAACACTGTCAAGCGACTGGTTAGTGGCTGATAAACATCAGTCCCATCAGTCACACGCAACACAACGCTATATTCCTCAGATGGCCAACCAGCTGTTTCACTCGCTGGCACAGAGAACAGAAACGCATCACCCTCTGGTTTGCCAACAATGTCAGCTTTACCGGATGCAGAACGCAGATAGATAGTGGCTTCCCACGAACTAGCGGGATAATCTGGATAAGAAAGTTGGAAGTTGACCGACAGACCTGCAGTGATCGTTGTCGGCATTACCATGATTTAGCAAAATTTCCTTTTCGCCGGACTAAACGGCGCTTACGTTTTTTCAACTTAACAGGCTTACGTTCTTCATCGTCTTCCTGCTCTTCTTCTGCCTCATCGGCTACCGATTCAGGCTGAGTATCACCCTCATCATCAATCGGCTTATGTTTCTTGCGGTCAAATCGCAGCATTCTGGCCACCATGTAGTTCATGCCTTCGCAGTCTAGAAAGTGGTTGTCTTTACTTACTCGGTTCCACTCTCCCTTCTCTTCATCAAACTCTTCAGCAACAATCTGCTTACAGTAGTCCTCTGAAATATCTGCAGGCAGTAACCAGTCACCGACAGCGCCACGCTCCCATCTAACCCGGTTATGAACCCAAGCTTTGGCCAAGCTGGCATCAAAATCCCAACGTTTATCACCGCGCTTTCTCACCTTGCCTTGTTTGTCAACTTCAACACGAGTCACACGAAAAGGTTTAGGCAATCTTTGACATCCCATTAACGCACGAGCTCGGCTTTTATGCCGTCGAACCCAGGCATAAACCTCATCAGTTCGATAACCAGCGTCGACACCGCACTGGCGGATTCTGAGGTCACCCCATTCCTGATCAATTAGGTCATCAAGTTCGCTCCAGACTTCTGGCTTTTCGGTATCACCCCAGAGCTCTCCGAACTCAATAAGGCGTGATGACATTCCGTTAATCCAGCCTCTAACCACATAGACAAGACGGTTTTTCTGGACATCCACTGTGCATATAAGCGAGTGAACACCATCCGGAATTTCTCCTACTGAATAGGTTGAACGTAACTTATAAACCTCTTCCCATTCTGGGGCGTCACCAACCACGGCATAAATTTCACCAAAGCCCGTGTTATAAACTGACAGCAGCTTATTAGGATCACCACTCTTCAGTGCCTGCAATAGTTTTCTGGCTAAATAGCCATAGCTCTTTTTAGCTGAAAATGAACAAAGTCCACTCACCCAAATACTGAAATGACTATTTTCCTCTACTGGGTGAATCATGGAGTGAAATGGCTGAATGAGCTTTTCACCATC